CTTTTGTTTACGTCAAAGCATTGCAACAAAACACGTTCGTGATCTTTTCAGACCACCCGATTCCAGGGTTACTGAACCGGTCCCATTAAAAGACACATAAGAGAGTTATACGACCGTGACACACACGCGTCCCAACTCCGAATCCACTAACCATAAATAGGTCGGTGGGTAACGGGGTCTGCGCCAATAAGGCGATATGACTTTACGTCCCCTCTTTTAGTGTGGCGAATCAACCCCTCGTCCAGAAACAGGTCCTCTCCTAAACCGGAGTAGTCACTGTGTAAGGCCAGGAGGTAGCTCCAAGCTCGTTCGTTGCGTCGAATCACTTCATATCTGGATGAAGTGTCCAGTTTCTTGGCAACTTTTGATGGCGTTAAATAAAAAGTCGATAAATCCATAAAGGACTCATCTTCTTCCGACATAACTGCGTCGACCCGACGGAACGTATTCCGAACGGGATCTTGCCAGACTGGTCTAGCCATGATCGGCTGAGCAGAAGGAACCTTCTTTACAGTAAATGTACGATGAGCACGAACAGCAAGCTGCTCGGCAATCGCGACATCAACTCGAGAAGGACCACACACGTGACCGGTTCTAGTAACAGAGTACTTCCTTTTAAGGTCGTCAATGTCTCCAGTTCCATAATCATACGTGATAAGTGGCTTAAGTCCGACTCCTCCCAACGATTCAGGGATATACCAGGGTATACGTGTAGACTTTAAGGTTTCGCTGTTATGCTGCAAAAAGAGCTCATGGACCGCCATCTGCATAGATGGTGGACAAGACTCAAGAAGGGCATGATGACGAGCACCGAGTGTTTGCACAAACGGATTTTCAATGTCTCCAGCACCAGACGCTACATCTTTCTTTCCTCCCGAACGATTAAGACCCATAATAAGTCCCATATTCGGGTATGGTATGAGATTGAATTTTCCATCTTCAAACTCATAAGACGTAGAGTTGATGTTGGCATAACTAGCATGTGTGTACACTTTTCCCAAAGAAGGTATAAGTCCGGCTACACGAGCCACACTTTGCCATATTTCGGAAAATCGTTCAGTAGAGCGAACGAGCCCATCGTCCCCGTTCACGACAGCTGGGACCTCTTCTAGAGAGACCCGAGTGTTGTGTTCAAGTTCGTAGCAGTGACGGATTACAGACATGTTCACTATGCATAAGACAATGAACGAAACAATAGAGCCCATGAGTTGACCCCAGACCTGGGGATCACCCTCAACCAAGTGACCCGTAAGCGCTTTATGAAAGAGCTCACGAATATCTTGGGGCATACCTACAGCATCACAAATTCCATCAACCGCGGCTCCCGAAATATCGGGGTCCAAAAGATCTGTTGCACTCTGGTAATCCAAAGAGTGAAACACACCTGATACTTTACTAAATACCTCGGAGAGGAATTTAGGAGTCACGGTTTCTCCAACAAGACGGAAGGCTCGCAGCCTCCGCATCTGTCGTAGTAAGAATTTCTGTACTGGCTTAAGAGTAAAGTAAGTAAGGGGAGGGCCTTTGGAAATGACTCTCACTTTAAGTGCCTCTGGTAAGGCTACCAATTTAACATCGGCAACTTCCTCTTTGGCGCGTTCCCGTACCCCAGCGTACACCTCACGGTATACGTTTGCAACCCTCTCTCGAAATCGAGGGTCAACCCTTAGGTACTGGACACTTTCATCAGAAATCTCATCAGTGCTCTCATCCAAGATCAGAGCCTCCGAATATAGTTTTGAAACCATACTTGAAGGGACCCTATCCATCAAAAAGCGATCTTCCATTAGTGTTCCAAGAGTGCCGAAATCTCCGCGAGAATCGACATAATTAGCTTTCACAGATGGCGCATAAGGATGGTAGAGATCTTCGTCGCGGATGCGCGTACGAAAGACCTCCAACGCAGTCCTCCTTACTTCCTCGGCTATTACAGCCTTTGAGGAGAATGGGGAGAACGGCACGGGTTTTATCTGAGTTAGAACCTTCTTTGTAGACACAATCGCCTGTTCAAGGGCATCATCTCCAGGCCGTGGCATTCCCTTTTTTGAATAGAGAATGCCAACAGCAAAACTCCGACCTCGTTTAGATTTCGTAATTAAGCGAAAGAAACGACCTAGGGAGCCTCCTGCGAGTTGATTGGGATGATCCTCCTCCGAGAAAGGTTTCTCCGGAAGTTGATTACCCAGATGGTGTGCCATAAAGGCCGCTAGCTTATACTTTAAGAACTTAATCCACCCACACTCAGCTGAGCATATTTGCCAGTGCTTGAGGGTCGATGACTCATCGAACGAATCCGGTGAATAACCGTAAAGTTTAGCATAGTCAATGATTACCTTGAGAGATAGAACTAGCTTCTTTCGATCCTCCGGTGAACAACCGGAGGGGAGGGAGCTTCCTACCATGAGCCTGTCCATTTTCTTCTTTGATCCTTTGGTGACCGAAGACGTCGACCGGGTGCCTTGATTCTCCTTCTTTTTTTGAGTTCGAAAGAACTTCACGAGAGAGGAGACAATAGGTACACCTAGAGCGTCTGACAGCATCACACCCAGAGAAGAGCC